GGTCATGCGGTGTGAAGTATAAAATGACTACTTTCGACAAGGCTGTAGCAAAAATGAAAGCCTACAAATCTGTGGGCCGTTTAATCAGTATGTCTTCTTCAATGGAGCAATTAATTGGATATCCAATATACAAACGAGTTACCGAAGCATTACGGAGTCAAGATTTAGTTACAGGTCATGGTATTATGATTGGTTTAAATAGAATGGGTGGTGATTGAGTGAGATTGGGTCGTCTTGTTTCAACGGCGACTTATGTATACGTCGGTGACTGAAGTACCTTTGATCAGACTGTCACACGTGCAATGATGCGTAATGCATTTGCAGTGATCTATTCTCTATTCGACCTAACAGATGTGAAAACATACAATTATTTGAAGAACTTTGAGCGCTATTGTGAATCTGAAATTTTAACTAGATATTATGATGTAAACGGATGCGTCCAAATTAAGATAGAAGATGGTATACCAAGTGGGTCATTATGAACATCTACAATAGGCAGTATTGTCAATTTAATTAGCATACATGAAATTATGAAAGATATGAAGGTAGTAGATTATGATCTGAAAGTTTTTGGAGACGATCATATTATATTATTCTCTGAGAGGAGTTTTGTCAATTATGATTATACAATTGAGTTTAAGAAATCTTTTGCTGATACGGCAGATAGATTATTTGGTTTAAAGTCGTCAGCTGATGACGCACAATTCGTTATGAAAGATAAATTTTTCGTTGGTTACAAGAAGCCAGTATTTGACAACGTGAGTAACAGGAAATTCAGAAAAGATTCACACAATTTGGAGCCTGCATACTGAAAGAGTTGCGATTCTTTGAATCGTAATTCCAACCACGCAAAGAGAATGAATTCAGAGTGAGTTTATGATTTTGATGGTCGCGTTAAGTTTCTGTCTCATTATTGAACAGAAGACGAGTATTTACCTATAAGGTCGGAAGTTGAGAGCCTTAAAAAGCTATATTGTTGCGAAAGGCAACCAAAGAACTTATTTGAACACATG